GGTGCAACTCCTAGTTCTGTCTTCTTAACAGCGAACTGTTCGAAGCGAAGAATAGGCATTGACTGGAAAAGAATTTCCTTTGACCAGATGGTCTGAATTGCTTGTGTAAGCTGGCTATTGGAGCCAGAGTACGCTGTTGGGGCCGCGGCTAAATTACCGGTACCCGTTACGGCTGATGCCATGTCGGTTTTACTCCTTAGTTAGTTTGTTTAATTACTTAGGTAACTTCTTACCCGAAGATTCCCTTGCCTCGGTCAGATGCGGATTTACCCAGCAACTTTCCTCGGTATTTTGCGTATTCGGTAACCGACATTGCGGCAATCTGCTCCGCAGTAAACGAGTTTTGCTCCATATTAGTGTCCATCGGTCCGGATGGAGGCGCTGTTACACGACTCCCAGTCATTTCTTTACGGGCATTCTGCATTGCAGACTGCGCCGATTCCAGGATTCTTGAAGATCTCTCTCTCAGTCCTGTAATACTTTGTTCGATCTCATCAGGAGTACTTCCTGAAATTAGATCTACGAGCTCTGGCATGATGTTATCACGCTCATCTTCTAAGCGGCGTGTGCGATACTCAGTGAGTTCCGCATATTGACGCTCACGCTCAAGAAGAGTGAAAGCACGTTCGCGTTCTCCGCGTTCTACTTCCAACTTTTGAGCCCACTCTAATTCTTTTGCTTCAAGTAGCTGACGAATATCCATATCTGCTTCAGCCTTTTTCTTAGCTTCTGCTTCTGCTTCTGCTGCACGAGTTGCTGCTTCGGCAAGACGTTCTTCACGCTCTTTCTTGAGCACATTGAGTTCTTCTTTTAGTGAATCTATTTGCGGATAGAGCTTTGATTTTTCCTGCTCACGTACACGCTTTAGATCATCTTCGCTATAAGCCTTGTCTGTCAAGGCTTGCTCTCTTACTGGTGTTGCTACTGTATCTGTTGCTACTGGAACATCGGCTAGAAAAGCGGCCTGTGCTTCAGGTGAATCTACGATATTTGTTGTTTCTGACATGCTTTTTTTCCTTAGGTTTAAGAGGTCGTTGTCCGATTTAGTGCCACGATGACCTGCGGATTATTAGGTGGTAATAGGCTTCCAAACTATTACTAGTTTGTCTGCCTAAACTTGTTATTCTGGCTTATCCGAATCTGGGACCCTCTTTTGAGGAATCTTAGTTCCGTATGCCTCTGTAACAAGTTCAACTTGAGTCTGTTGCAGTTCTTGCAAGACTCCTTCTTCTAGTGGGGAAATTACCCCAGGTTGTCCGGTAGGTCCAGGTCCAACTCCCTGTCCAGGATCTTGTCCTGGAGGAGTCTCACCGTCTGGAAGTATTCCGGTTAGGGATGCAATAGAAGATGCAATCTGGTTCTTTACTAGCAAGAGAGCTCCGTCAGCCTTAGCGTCAGCAATTAGCTCTGCACGGATCTCTTCAAGTTTCTCATCTGGGAACTCTTCGCCAAGTTGACGCAAAGCCCCTTCACGACTCTCAAGACCCATAGCCATTTTGCTCTGAATTTCATTTAATACAATGAGCTTATCTAATGGGAGTGGAGGTGGAAAATGTACTGTTGATTCGTAGGTAGTAGGATCATCAAGATTTAATACTGGAAGTTGGAACTTCTTTATAGGTCCATTCTTAGCTTGGTCCCAAATAAATAACTCTGGTTCTTTAAATGCAAGTGTGCGAAGAATAAGACTATTGATCTGCTGCATTCCCTCGCCGTATTGAATCATCTTCTGTTGATAACGATTCATCAATGGCTGGTACTGAATAGAAAGGGCAACACCTGAAGTATTAGAAATTGGTTGTACTTGTCCAAGAGCTGTCTCTGGAACACCAACCATTTCGTGCATTGCAGTTTTGATTATCTTTAGGTACTCCATGGCTCCTTGAAGGCCTTGACCGCCACCTTCTAGGTTAAAGACTTGAGCGTCTTTTGGTAGCCCGCCCCAGACCTTCTTAGGTCCCTTTTCAAGGGAGGAGGCCTTAGCACCTGTGATAACTGTAACTGGTGCCGCATGGTAGTTAATGATGTCTGCAACATCTGTTGCTACTTCGTTATAGTTACGGTTTAGAACAATAATATCGTGGCAGTCTGATAAGCCCCAAGGGGATCCAGAAACCAATACGTTTGCAATGTGAATGATTGGAACTACGCCAATAGGGTTTGGACGAGAGTCAATTAGCTCATCGTTAATATATTCTTCAATTCTGTCATCAGTCAAGATCTCTGTGTAGGTGTAGACCTGACGAGTACCTTCCATAGAAGTACCCCAAAAACGGTACTTAAGCTTAAAACGAATTAAACGTGAACGATCATGCGGGTGGAACTCTGGGAAACAAAAAGAAGAGTTTAAAGGAAGTACACGTACACGTCCTGCGTGCATAGCACCAATAGAGTCTTGATAAGCTTCTTCGTAAGCTACTTTGACAAAACAATCGCCAGATACTCCGCCTTGCTGTCCCATCTCCCACATAACAGAATGTTTATCATTATCTACTTCCCAGACTCTCTTTAACATATCTGGTACTACTGATTCTGTTTCTGCTGGACTGCGGAAAGATGCTCCGCGACCAAATGTAAAGTTACATATGTAATCTGTAAACGCTCTATAATAATTGTAAACCATTTGTGATTCGCCTATTTCACGGCGATAAGACCAATGATGGCCAAGATACATTGCCCAATTAAGCGAGTAACGATTTAGTCTTGGACCGTGTACTTCAAATTCTTCATCAGCAAGTTCTACTAAACCAAGAGGAGAAATAGAGATTGTTAAGTCGGAAGACGCAGCTCTATAACTGGGAGGTGAAAAATCAATGCCACCGGCCATTACTCACAACTCCCCATCTTAATTTTTTAAACCCCTTTGTTTTCTTCTCTAACTCTTACTTAGAATATATCTAAGTAAAAACTTCCAACCCCGGAGAAGGGGTGCGGGGTTGGAAGCTTCTACAGTCTACTATATTTAATCTGCTACTTGAGCAGGGTTCATACGTTGCTGGCGTCCACCTGAGCGGATTACCTCTTCAATAACAACCTGTGAATGATCACCGAAGTTACCTTGGGAAAACTCTGCGTTATAGGCTGGAGCCTCTGGCCATGCGGCTGAACCGACATGTGCACGTTGTTTCATTGTTTCTTCTGGATACTTTTCAAACACGTTAACATTGTGGTTTGGACGACCCGCTGGGGTGTCATATCCTTGATCTAGTCCCAATTGAAAATCTTGTGGGACATCTGTGTCAGTTGCAATACCTTCTTCAAAGCGAAGTGGTCCGCGTTGTCCTGGTACTGATCCTGCCATCTTGCGTTCGTATGTTGCGCCAACCTTCTCAGGGAACTGAGGTGTTGGAGCAATGTTATCTACTGCCATGTTTACTCCTTATGCATAGGGATTGAGGGTCCTCAGGTATAAGTCTCTACCTTAGGACTGCTTTTTAAATGCTAAATTAAGAAAAAAATGGGGAGGCACTTACTTCTACTGTAGGCATCACCATATCCTGGGTCATGGCACAAGCTATGGCTAGAGAGTCCACAAAGTCGTCGTGGGCGTGGGCTTCATCAGGAGCAGCCACTAAAAAGTTTGGCCCCTTGTACTGGACTTCTGCGTCAGTCATTTGTTGATAAAATTTCTTCCAAAGACGTAAACGACGAGTTTTTGCGTGGGCAGGCCAAGAAACCATCTGACGTTGGATTAGTGCTTGTAGGTGCTTCCATCTCTTAGATTGTTCCGAAGGACTTGAGGTAATGGGGACTACCTCAGCTCTAGGCATAAGAACTTTTAAACGTCCAGCTACAGCATCTCCAACACCGTTAGAGTCCACACCAATTGCCAGGACGTCATAGTTACCCAAGAAGTTAACTATTTGGAAGTATTGTTCTTCCCAGTCATCGCCTTGAATTTCTAGCCAATTAAGAACACGATGGTCATAATAACCAAATTCATCAGGCCTATCCCAATCAACCCAGACAACAGTAACAACTGTAGAGTCCATCTTTCTTGCGGGGTCAATTCCAACCACAACCGGGGAACGGTGCCAACTCTTAACAAGTTCTTGAGACGTGTCTCCAAGCTCATCCATAATCGTTGAGGTAAGGAACATACCTCTTTCCAAAAGCCACTTACAGTTGTACGACATCTGAAACTCATCTGAATCCTCTCCAACACGTAACATCTCCTTTTTAATAAACTTTTCGTAGTTATCGTTAAACTTTGCAACATCCCGCCAATCCCATTGGAAATGGTTTTGTTTGGCTGAACGTCCTGTTTGCCTACGCTTGTTCAATTGAATAGCTCTATAGAAGTTATTCTTTGAAGTAGTAGGGGTACCGGTTTTAACAATAGTAGCGTTGTAGTAAGCACCCATTGGAGAAATTGACTTAGACACAACAAAGTCATCTGCTTCTTGACACTCATCAATAATAATTAGGTGGAAAGACTTAGACTCGATCTTTGCACGAGGGTTAGCTGTCATCATCATAAGAGTAGAGCCTGAGTTCTTTAACTTGATGTTACGCACAACTCCAGGAGTTTTTGTAGCCATATCGTCAATCTCAGGATCTCCAAGAACTTCTAGGGCTCTTTCACTTGTAAGACGAGAAACAGTTCTACCGTACAGGGTTTCTACCTGTGATTGGATGGGAGCAAACATACCTACCCAGATACCATCTCCAAACTTACCTAGAAGTTCAGGGTACATCTTTGCAAGGCGTGGAAGGATAACCATCAATGTTGCAACGGTATTAGCAATAGTTTCTGACTTACCTGACTGACGAGAGGCAAGTGCGGTTACTTCTTCACCGTCATTAATAATAACTGATTCAATAATGCGTCTAGCAAGAGGTTCTTGATAAGCGTGCAGCTTATGACCCACTAGCATTTCCATAAAAGCCATAATCTTATTTATTAAGGCTTTTACAAACTCTTTAGACAGTTCGTCTAACTCATCCGGATCTTCTTCAAGCAGGTCGTCTTCTTCTAAACTTAATTCTTCATGGGGGTCTATTTCCTCAAATTGTTCTTCGTCGTACTCAAAATTATCCATTAGAGTGTCGCTTTACCAAAGACTCCAGAATAACGTGCAAAGCTTCTGCACCTATGCGGGCCTCTTCTAAAGAAGCAAGGTCTCTAGTTTTTTGCCAAGTAGAAAGATTACGACCAATTGTGTATAGGGCGTTCTCTGTCCAGGGCATTAAGTCTGATGTGGGTAGCGTCTCAACTCTTTTTTCTATACGAGACTTTTCTTTCTGTACTTTTTCTTTACGAAAATTAATGCTGATCATCTTGTGCTCCAAATCTAACAAAGTCCCAGTTTATTTCTTCGTCTGGGAGATATCTACCACGAATAGCATTGGTTAGTGCCTGGCTCTCATCATACGATGAATTCCACTTACCTACAACTAAAGCCAGTCTAGTGAACGGTAGTCGTATTGAAACTCCAACTCCACCCCTAAACGGTAAGGCTATTTCTTGAGTTTCAGCTCTTTCCCACAAAATTGGTGGCTTTACCGGATATACCAGTGTATGCCAATAAAGAGATCCAACAGTTCTTGGATTTGCCAATCTTATACCTCACAGTCGTGTCCCATAACTTCTACTTCTCGTAGAGGTTCTAAACAAATTTTACACCGATACCATCTTTGTACAGTAAAACTATTTTGAGATGTTCCGCCAACAGGAACCTCTACACCACCATCAGGCTGTGGTTGATAGTCTGAGATTACCTCAGGAGAATCAAACAGCTCTGGTGGGAATGGTCCCTTAGGCGAATGCGCAGTCTCAGGTACGGGATGCCCTTGTCTCGTAACTATGCGCTCAATGCGCATTATTCTGCAGGCGCTTCAGTTGTCTTCTTTGTAGTTTTCTTTGTTTCTTCTACTACAGGCTCTGCAACGGGTGTTTCTACTACAGGTGTCTCTACTACTGGTGCTGGAGCTACTGGTTCTTCAGTATTCCATGGTTTTGACCAAGTTGTCATGTGATTTTCCTCTCGTTAGACAAAAAGATATTCTACATGGGTTTCTTGGTTGCTGACCCCCTGTAGTTACTGCTACGGTATATCCATGGTTCAGGCATCTGGGCCATCACTAACTACGTAACAAAAGGGTTGCAGTACGAATCCGGCAGACATAGGCCGGATTGCTTTTATGCGGGTGACAGTCGCATAGGGTAAGAACTGGCCTTCTAGCCTAGGAGATAGTGTGAATAAAGATGCAACTTCTCAAATTGCAATTATGGTGGCCTATTTAATGTTGATCTGCGGTATCCCCGCAGCTATGGCTACCGAGCACATAAGTAAAGAAACCCCAACACAAACTATAGTAGAGGTCGTAGATCCACTCGACAGATACCGTGGGGCAACAGACCTGACTAATAGCGAGTTGAAAGACCTGCTATCCCTAGTCGGATTCAAAGGCAACAACCTAAAAGTAGCTTGGTCAGTAGTTATGAAAGAGTCCAGGGGTAACCCAGACTCACATAACAAGACTTCAGCCACAGGGGACAACTCCTATGGATTATTTCAGATCAATATGTTTGGCGATCTGGCAGAAAGCCGTAGAGAGAAGTTTGGTATCAAAACCGACGTGGAACTATTAGACCCGGTAATAAACGCTCAAGCAGCGTTCTACATGACTGGTAGGGGAACAAATTGGAGTTCTTGGGGTTACGGCCCTGGAGCTTACGATGGGGACCCTGAAGAACCAGGCATTACTAAATGGTTTGATGATTTCACTAAAAATTAAATAATAGTAAAGGCCCGGGAGACCGGGCCTTTTCTATTTACTTTTCGTTTTCTTTCTTACCAGCTCTTCGTTTATTCTCTTTTGCGGTGTTCTTACCATGCTTCAATGCCCTTAGGTTTCCCTTAGAGTCATTGCTGTGGTTGTTGTCCTTGTGGTCAACATCCGTTCCTCTAGGTAGTTTTCCGTTTTTAGATTCGTAATCGGCACGAGCCTTGTTTTTCGATGTTGTAACCCACTTACCGTTTACTTTTTTCTTGTAAACGTAGATAGGGCGACCTCCATTCGCTTTGGAACCTTTGTAGGGACCAAACTTCTTTTCTTCAGCCATTACTATCTCCCTTGCACGCACATGATGCGTTTAACTTACCACAAGGACCGCAGGTAAAACGTTCGTGTGATTCTAAAGAACCTTGAGATTCCAAGGTATTTTCGTAACTATGTACTTCTTTATAACTCTTGAGCTTAACTCCATAGGTAGAGGAAGCATTAACAACTTGAGGGTCATTCCAAGGACGTGCAGCTTTAGAGGTGCGATCTGCTACAGACATGCGTACAACGCCTCCACGACCGTCTCTAGAGCCGAAATGTAGGTCTTTCTTTGAACGTCCCATTAGTTTGATGACTCCCCGCTAGCGCCCCGTCCAGGCTTCTTATAGAGGTCAAACTTAGGTGCGTCAGGTTGGGCGTACGGTAAACCAGTTAAGTATTCGGCTGCCTCTCGTGCGTTGTGGCGCAGAGACTTATAACCATTAAACTTTTCAGGTTCAGGGGGGAAACTGGTTACTCTAGGCATGATTAGCTTTCAGTAGCTAATTTTTTAATGTTCTTCTTGTCTGCTCTAGAACCTTCTGGTTGTTCAAGCTTTGCATCGTCTGCACCAGCGTATCCGCCTTCAACTGCAATAACATCTTCTTTTCTTCCAAAACGCTTCTTAGCGTCTCCTTGAAGTCTCTTAGACGCTTCAGAAATTGGAACGACTGATCCAGCAGTTTCAAATGCATTCTTACGACCTTCTTTAACAGAGAAGTCTGGGAACAAACTTGGTTGAACCATAGCCTTTGTCTTCTTAGCTTTCTTTTCAGAAGGAACTACTGCACCTGCAGATCTAAGTGCAGATAACTCTTGAGCACCTGTCATGCCTGTGGTGTCCAAAGCAAACTGTTGTCCGCGGTTTGGATCCCTTGGTTTCTCATCACGATCTGTAGGAACGGTTCTTGTTGTTCTTACTTCTTCTTTAGTCTTTATTCGTGGAGCAAGGTCATCTTCTGTAAAAGTAGATTTGCCCACAGATGTTCCAACAGCTCCAGAAGACCATTTGTCTAATGGACCTTCAGCACGTGTGTATTGAGCTGGGGATACAATGTCTGTTACAGTCTTTGGAACTCCGGTTCCAGGAAGCTTACCTTGAACCATTCTAGGACCTTTAGCACTAAAGTCTGGAAGATCTGTTGGTGGCTTTGATCCCAATAGAACTGTTCCACTCTTTGCACTTGGTGGCTTAGGCTTATCAAAAGCTCTAGGATTAGGAGTAGGTGCTACAGGTGTATAAGTATCTTCATATTTTTCTTTTCCAAAACCTTCAGCAGCAACTTTTCTTTTTCCAGAACGCTTCATGCCACGAGGAACAGCACCGCTAGCCACATCAGCAATGTCATTAGCAACACTTGCTCCTTTTTTACGAGAAGTGCTAGAAGAACCATGTTCGCTTAACAGCTGTACTCTTAGGTGATCAATTAGGTCTACGCCTTTTGTAGGGCCTGCGCTGTAACGTAATACTTCTTGTCCGCCCTTTCCTCCACGAGTTTTTGTCTTATCCCAACCTCTGTATCCAGAGTCAAGTACTTCTCTACCGTCAGCCCCACGAGTTATTTTATTTACTATTCCTTCAGATCTAATAAACGAAGAAGGCATATCAGGGTGGTTTGCAGATACTGGAATGATTGCTTTAGTTGTTGGATGTTCCCAATACTCATCTCCATTTAGCGTTTGAGTAAAATCCTTCTTAGAAGTCTCATGCTGTACAACTTTTCCATGCAACCCTGCAACATACGCTGGTAGGCGCATACCTGAAGCGCTTGCAGCATTCTTGTAAACTTCTTCATCTCCAATGCCCAGAACACGCATTACTCTTGCATAAGCAGCGTGATGTTGGCCATATACGTGAATATGTTTGGTTGCTGGTGGATCATTTGGTGCAACGTCGTTTACTGTTTTGCCAGTAGATCTAGCTGTTTGAAGATCACGTGCATGTAGTTTTAAGGCTAAATCTAAATCTCCATTTTCAGATCCAGGAAGTCCCATTCCAGATTTCATACGATCAATAAGATTAGACGCAACTTCTGGTCTTTCTGTAACGTTTAGAGAAGCAGGCTTAGAAGCACCTGGTGGTCGAGAAGGTAGAGTTCCAAAATTAAGTACGCCAGTTTTTTCTTTACGTCCAGTACCTACTCGACGCTTAGAGCGTCCAGTTTCTTTTCCTAAACTAAGTGGCTCAACAGTTGGCTTAGCACGCAGTATGTCTGGAACATTTGGATTCTTAGGTATAGTCCCACCAGCAGAAATTCCTTCTAGCCGTGCAGCGTTACCTGCTTCAATAGATGCATTAGATGCGTCTTTTGATTGAGCAACAATTGTTTCATCTGCTCGCTGTGCGTTTTTTTCTATACCTTTTTTTACAACTTCATTTTTTGTGCGATCAAATTCATTTCCGCTAGAATCTCTACCTGTGTTTGAAGTATCTTTAGCCATTATGCATCTGCCTTTGGTGTGCGGGGCTTACGAACTTTAGTGGGTGTTGCTGCAGAGTCTGGATTAGTTATGCTATCTGAAGCAGTCTTCTTACCTAAGTTACGAGCAAATGTCGGACTCAGATCTGCGGCTTGCTCTATATCAATCTCTCCTGCTTTAAGAGCTGCTGTAGTATCTTTAAGAGTTGGGTTGCGAGTTTTTGCTTTACGTGCAGGATTGCTTGCACGATCTTTTGGAGGTGTTCCGCCAGCTGGTGGAGTAGGTGGAGTATCTACTTTATCTGGAGTATCTGTTTTTTCAATTTTGTATTTTTGACCAGTTGCTTGCATTGAAGGTCTTCCAGCATTATCAAAACCTCTTAAACCAGCTTTGGTCATGTCTGGACCTTTTGCAATTCCACGGTCTATTTCTCTACCAGCACGTTCATAACCTAACTCAGCACCCGCATCTTTAGTTGCCATGTCCCAAGTCGTGCGTTCTTTTCTATGAAACGTATCAACATCTGCTTTGCCTGCGTGTAAATCTAATTGAAGTTGCGCCATAGAACGTTCACGTCCTCTATCGGCAATTCCTCCAAATAGTTTTGAAAGCCAATTGCCTGTACCACCACTTGAGGGCTGTACAAAACCTTGATTATTCTGTGGTGCTGGCATAAGAAGGATCCGTTCCTTTGTTTAGATTAATATCATTTTAACTACTGCACCTGATTTTGTAAGCGCATCTGCCTGCTCGTTATAGTGATGGGCGCAGAATGTTAGGACGCCTGTACCAAAAAAGGCGCCAAACTGTGCTCTAGCAGAGCACTTGTCACATTGCTCCCGAACCCCCACCGTCAGAAGATCCATCTCCTGCTCCAGCATCTCCGCCATTTCCAGACTCCTGTTCTGAGTTATTAGAATTTCCTGGTCCTACACCACCGTAATACCCACCGTAGTAACCATAACCACCGTAGTAAAGCTGTGACCAAGGAATGCCGCCAACAACATAGCCACCACCCAAGCGACCTACCGTACGATGGCGCTTGTGTTTCTTAACGTTGAATTGATGCTTTTCGTTGTGCATGGTTAATCCTCTCACTCTTGCTTGCCGTATATATGCCAAAGGCCGGGATTTCTCCCGGCCTCTGCGCTATTAAGTTGTTTGTGTTGATTATGAAGCTGTTGCGTATGGTGTGATTGAGATTGTAGCTGTTGAGGCAACTGAAGCTGTTCCAGCTGCAACTGTCTGAGACTTGATTGTTCCAGCAACTGCTGTGAGACCAGCAACAGAAAGTGAACCTGTTGATAGTGCTCCTGAAGTTGTTGTTGTAAATGAAACTGTGTCTGTAGCAACTGCTGTAACTGTGAAGGTACCGTTGAGCGCTGTATCTGGTGATACAAGTGATGCAACAGTAATCTTGGTTCCAACTGGGTACTTAGCACCAGCACCTGTTGAGGTGATTGTTGCTGCTGTACCTGTACGTGCAACTGCTGTGATTGTTGAAGCTGCGTTAGTTGCTGCTGTAGCAGTTGTGATGTTAGCTGCTTCGTAACCAGCATCCTTAAGTGTGTCAAGGGCTACTGCTGTAGTGTTACCAACTACTGAAGGTACAATGATGAATCCAATTCCTGCACCATCAGCTGCTGTACGAGCTGTTGTCTTTTCTACTTTGCCGTACCACTGTCCGGTAATTTCACCAGCGCTAGCTGCGTTAGTTACTGTGAACTTAAGTGCGTTTGCTGTAGCAACAGTTGCTGCTGAAAGATTGTAAGCTGAAGCTGTAAGACCTGTGATGTTTACAGAGTCTCCTGCTGCAAGCTTGTTCTGTGATGTGTATGTAACTGTTGTTCCGTTACCTGAAGCTGCTGTAACCATAAAGTTACCTGCTGCTTCTACGAATGAAGGGAAGCCAGCCCACTCAGCTTCAATATCTGAGTTATCTCCCAGTGCTGCGTTTAGACGAGCTGATGCAATCTTGCTCTTTGTTGTCCACTGTCCGTTTTGTGCAGCGCCATATGTTTCGGTAGCTGTTGGAGTTCCATCAGCACGCTCATCATTTGGTTGCTTAGGGAAGTTACCCCATACAAAGTCGGTTTGTAGGTTTCCTGCTGAGTCGGTAAGATTACCGTTGTTGTTTGTTGTTGCTGCAGTATCTCCAATTGTAATGGATTCTGCTCCGGTAGCGTTGGCAGAACCAACGGCCGCGGGTGAATTGTAGCTTGACATTTATAGTTTCCTCACTGATCAATGTGATTGTTCGTTCGAACCCACAAAGGATGACAGAAATTATGCCTCTTGTATGTATGTATGAATCTCGCCACCCGAATAGATGTCATGCTTGCAGGCGATTTCAATTGCCCGTCTCACAGCCTTTTCGGCGGCCGCGGGTGTACTGATTTTTGAGTAGTTCAAAGCTTCAAGTGCGCCTAGTGCAACATCCCCACCACTACCAGCGTAGTAAACATTGCGGGCTTCTCTATCCCAAGAGTAATCGTTAAAGATCGGGTAGATGACACCTCTAATAGAAACAAGCAAGTTAGAGTCTTGCCATGCTGCATCGCCATCTTCTTTACCTTCAAAGCCAGCATCCTGGAAAGCTTTACGCATTGAGGGAATAAACTTCTTAGTCATAAAAGAATCTAAATCGATAGTTGCACTTGGCTTTGGAGGTTTCCATCCAAATTGAGTAATGTTTCCACCTCTAGAAGCGCCGGAGACAGCTATCAGTACACCGTTATTATTAACAATCTTAGATGTAGCAAGTTCCATATAGCGACCATCTTCATCAGAGGCGCGGGAATCACAACCTATAACAGACCAGCCATCACCTTGGATTGCAACAAGCGTAGTCATGAGATCCCCTCAGTTGATAGTGCAATCCTACAGTACTACAGGCCAGATCCAAACTGGAACTCATCAGGCCTTTTGCGGGGGAGATTTGAGTAGTCAGTCTTACTCCAAGGTGCTCCATCTAGGTAAAGTGTAATAAAATCGTGGGTGGAGTCTGAGTTCTTCAAGATATCCCATAGGACAGCATCTACTCCATCGTACTGGATCATAGATCCGTCTCTCATGCCAATGACTAGGACTTCCATCTCTTTATCTAGAGAGTAACAAGCGTAATATGCTCTAGGTCGCGGACGTCCTAAGACGTCTGTCTTGCCAGATGTAGGAGCTGTTATATGTTCATACCCAGGGCCACATGGATTAGAAGAGCTCATAGAAGAGAGCCGAGCTTCCCGTCCCTCTATTGTGGTATTAGAAGCTAGTTTGTCTTTCATCGCCTCTTGTACGTTTAATGCTACCTCGCCAGCTTGAGACTCTGATGACCGTCTTCTATTGTAATAGTTATCTAGATCTCGACCTCTACCGGCCATTATATTCCTCTTCCAAATGTTTTTCCTCGCACATGCGAGCTAAATCAGGAACTACATAGACTTTTCTACATAATTGACACGTCCAGCGTTCTAAACGCTCCCGATCATCCATATGTAGGCATCTTACTACTTGGCTACTGCCTTAGAAGCCTGTAGCTCCCCGAAATTTTTAGGCTACTGCCTCCCCGGTATAAGACTCAACAGTTTATTTCTCCTGGCCGAATACGGACAAAACGGACATTTAAGGGTAGGGGGGGCAAAACGGACAAATCGGACAAATAAGAACAAAACGGACAAATAAAATTATGGTGTAAGGCTTCAGAAGCAAAGGTTAGCAAGTAGGTAATCCTGTGTGCGGTGCCTAGTAGGTTCAACTCCTGCTAGGCACACGCTGTATTCGGTAGCCCTGTCTATCAACAGCAGAAGGCATAACAATGTCCGCACGCGAAAATCTGTCTGCGTTGCTCGCAACCCGTGGTAAGGGTGGCTCTCTAGAGTCCATCTCCCAAGCAGGGGCGCACTTCAACAAAGACAAGACACTCACCCCGTCTGACTTCATCTCGGTAGATAAGTTAGACGCATCTAAGGCAATCACACTACTAGGCGGGTTCGCCGTATCTACCTATGGGCTAGACCCAAAGGTGGCTTACTCAATGCGTAATGCGTTCGCTAAGAAGTATGCTCAGGTGGTCAATCTCTATGACCTATCACAAGCAGACTTCATCTCCGCAATTTCAGAGATAGATGCCGAGATTGCGACAGAAGCCTCTAACAAGGCTAACTTCGCTATCTCTATGGGCACAGAGCAAGAGCGTCTCATCAAGAACGCTCAATCTGCTATCGACAAGTTAGTAGATGCTAATGTGTCCCCAAAGGTCAAGCACGATTTGCTTACTCTTGCTCGCACCATTGAGCAGAAGTTGGCTTATGCGCCTGTCCAAAAAGTCGCACAAGTAGCCTAATAATAGCGAGAGGGGGGACTAGCTCCTCCCTCTCCCTATCTATGTCCACAGTATCCCTGTGGGCGTAGATGGGGTATGCCGACCAATCGGCTCACTCTGGTATGTAATGTGCCAGCCCCCGCACTAATGGATTACCTACAAGTGTCTTCTGTCTATCGAGAAGCCCTAGCCGTCCCCTTCACAATGTCGGCTAGGGCTTTCTCATCTCACAATGTGATACAACTCTCATCATAGATAATTGGCTACTGCTAATTGGCTAACTATGAGCATTGGGAGACACACCAGGTCTACGACTATGGTCTAGGTCTGTTATCAGGTAGGTTGTGGAAGATACATAGGACAACAGACTGAGACTCGTAAGGTGTTAATTTGTCTGTGTAGTGCGTAGGTCGCCCTTCCCTATGTATCTCTCACTCTCTATCTGGAGAGTATCTAACTAGGAGTAATAAAATGACAGAATGTGCAGTTAGGTCTTGCAATAGCACTGAGTTAGTATTCAGTGGTGTTGACGCCTTTATGCTTGGTGGTATCCCTACCGAGAAGTATTGCTATACCTGTGCTAATACCTATGTACAGATAGCAGACAGTATGAAACTAGAACACACCCACAACGCAACCTGAAAGGCTATCTAATGGATTGTATCTATTGCGGAAAGCCTGTAGTTCCTGCTAGATGGGAAGCAGGCTATGAGTATTGTATGGCTCCTGAGTGTGCTCACGAACTACGAGAGCGTGCTGAGCAATACAGACTTATCCTTATGCCTAAGCAAGGCTTTACCTATGTCAAGGCTGATAGTCCTGACCTTCTATCTGGTAAGTCATCAGGTAGACAATAATCCCCCCCGATTTATAAGAAAGGATCGTTATGTTCACACTATCTGTAAAGATAGGCATTACCCGCAAGCCCCGCAAGCAGAAAGAGCTGACCAGTGTTGCTTGTTATCACTGTGGCAAGACCTTCACAATGCACATAAAGAACATCAGAACAAGCAATTACTGCACTAGTTGTAAGTAATACACCAATCCTTCCCCGCGAAGTTTGAGATGGATAGAGGGCACACTGAATAGGCTGTTGATTGCATCGAGAACGAGGAATCTATGTGAGTGTAACTATTATCATAGAGGGAGCGTGAAGAAGCGAAGCAGTACGGACTTAGGTGCTTGAGGTGCCCAGAGGGAGATAGTTACCTACCTAAGTAATTACAGGACATGAACAAAAACAATCATGGTAATTGAATCTGTTATGCAAGAGGGGCTGTGGTTGTGAGTCTCACGCAATTCCTTCAGTAATTCAGTGTGTCCCCTATTTATCTCAATCGAGGTAAATAAACAGAAGGGAAGACTATGTATATCGAGTTCGAACCACAGACAATCGTAATCATCTGTATCTCACTAGTATTCATCGTTGCCATTAAAGCATGGCGTAAATAATTCCTCGAGAAGGGGATACACAGTGGCGACCAAGGTAATCCCACTACGGATAACAGCCATGCCCTCTGCGCTCCCGGCGCAACGGTATGGTGTAGACGCTTTCTACTTAAATGTTACTACGCCTATGGGTGTGGAAAGTGCTGTGGTTGGTCAGACATGACCTGAGGTAAAACATGTCCCGAGCAACGGGGTATATCTGCGCCTCACCTGAGTATGTGAAAGCTAAACTGCTCACCTAACAGAAGGGATAACAATGACTATAACCATAGTTGAATGCGCAAGATGTCAAGACCCACAAGTATTCAAGCCCATGTCTATGGACTCTGATATACCTGTTGCTTTAGACATATCATTAGATGGTGGTTACGCAATGTTCGTAGACAACATCTATGCTGAGGGTGGTAAGAACCCCCTGCAATTCACATTGTGCCACAAGTGTGCCCACGAGTTTACAAAGTTCATGGGTATACCTGAGACCACAGTGTTTAACTGGCACTCAAATACAGAGGAGGAATACTGCAGTGGCTACACCAAAGAATGGTTTAACGAACAATACGATAAACAAATCGCTTACGTCAAAGAAAACTGGCACAAGCAATTCCCCAACAACCCATTCCCCAACGCTTGAAGAAATAAAGAAAGACCTGTTCATTGCCATTGAAGTTCTCAATGGTTATACAGAGCACGAAGCATTGCTAAACTGGCAATGCGTACAAGGTACGTGCCAATGCTCGTAACCAACACAAACCCACACACCCCCGAAAGGAGCCTTCAATGGCAGGGAAAAAATCAGGCGCTTCAAGAAATGATAGCCGCCCTAATGGAAAAGCATGGAAGCAAAATCCTGGCCCAGATGGAGTCAAATCCAAGTTTGTCTCTCGACCAGGTCGTATTAACGGTCGCAGTGCAAGCAACCATGAAAAGCGTGAAGCCTGGAAAGTATCAGGAGGTCGTGTTGACCACCCGACTATCCCACACTGGCGCACTGGCAAGGTAAGAAAGGAAGCAGTAAGTGTTTCCAATGACGCCTAGCCAATCATGGCTATTCCTGTTCTTATTGTTTTATTCAATAGGCATAACAACCTATGCATATGTATGGCGTAATAAATATTACGACCTACAGTCTTATCGTATCTATGAGCGTAAACAACAAGCATATAAGCGCACACAGATGGACGAGTTATATTCAGAGTCATTTCTAAAAGACTAATCTTGCACGGGAGCGGGATGAACTGCGTTCAGAAAACTCCCCTCGTGAGTCCGCACCATCATGCGGAATACAAATGAGATGGAGCTTGTATAGATGTCAAAGTCTATGCAAGCACGTTGGGCAGAAGCATAATGATTAGCCAATAGAAACCGATCGAAGTCTCAGAGAAGATGGTATTTGGTCTAGCGGGTATCTCATGGAGAAACTACTCCCGCCTATGTGCAACTTTTCAAAACACCAGAGACTAAATGCGTTTGCTGTTGACAGCACACCTCGGGGTAACTCCCACGTGTGCCGAGGCTAGAGTCAGGATAACCCCGTCAAAAGTGGTGCTTCTGTCCAACACAAACAACCCCCCAACACACAGAAGGGACAACAACATGTGGCTATCAAAGCGCAAGTTGATAAGCCGAATTGAGCGCATGATGGTCGAGCAGGAACTCGAACTCCATGACCTTGATTCGCAACACAGCAGGGCATACCATACCGGCATGATAGATGGCTTAGGTATGGCACTCTTTGCAGTGTCACCAATTGCAGCAAGACGTAATCCAATCAGTATTGTATGGTTTGATGAAGATTACGACGAACCACGCAAAGTGGAACAAGACAGAGAAACTCTGTTTGATGCAACTATGTTTGAAAGCGTAGAAGCAAGATGACCAGAGGTGCGTGGCACGTAACAGACTACGACACAGCTAAATCATATCTATCGGGCGGTCACAAAAAATGGGATCGTCCTTTATATGTGCGAGGACTGCGTATTCAAAGTAGAAGCAAAGACATTGCTATCGTGGATAAATGGTACAACTTTGAACCCATTTTGTTTCATCCCGATGGCACATTGACAATACAAGCACCTCAAGCAATACCAAACAATTGGGGTGGCACATGGAATCCTTTACGTTCACAAGGTGTGCGAAGAAACTTCAAAGACTTCAGTGGACTACAAGGAATGTTTCAAAAGAATGGAACTGTATACATAACTACACAAGATGCTTTGAGGACACCCTCAAAGATTCAAAAGTGTAGAACATGTCATGGACTTGGTTTAGTAGATAGTTGGTGTTCTCCATCATATTGTCAAAATGACTTTCCATGTAATGATCACCCTGAATGGCAACCCAATGTTAGTTCTAGTAGTTATAGATGGCATTATGGTAATTGTCCACATGGTAACTCAGACAGTCACAGCGTTCCAAAATCACAAGACTGCTATCACTGCAAAGGTGTAGGGCTTCGTGAGTATGGTAACAACCTCATCTCTATTGCTTGGGATGGTTCCCCAATCAGGCTTAAAGATGGCAACTTAGTAAAACAACCTCCAACCGAACTAGAGAAAAGGATCGCAGCGTATGTCCAACTTGACAGTTGATTACACTGGTGAAGCAGTACCAACGCAAGGTTTGGTGACCACGCCTAAAGAGGCTGCTCATCGAATTATGCTTGGTTATGTGCCAGCCAATCTAAAAGACCTAAGCACTAATACTCACTTCAGAGATACAGTGCTTGGTTACATATTGAGAGATACAACAGAGCACGACGTAGTGTTAGAAGTATTATGCTGTGCCCTACGTCATGCAGCAGAAGAAGCAGATATCCGTATGTATAGCGAGTATGTAGCAGCAGTTGCTTACTCGTGGGAACATCCAACTCTTGCGCTAAAAGCAATCTCTCGCAACAAGCCTACAAACGCAACCACCTTCATTTGGTCAGTGGCTCAGGCGATGTACAAGAAAATGCCTGGGCCTTTCTATCAAACTCTAATTGTTTCTCAATTAGAACAAAGCGAACAGCAATGGGCTAACACCACGCCATAACCGTTCCAACACAAACATTCACACGACAAGAAGCACTCGGCAAAATACTTAACTCGACCCAAGCCGGAACGCAATAACAATGGGCCGTGGGAAGATGGTTGAAGGTGACTAACTGGTCCAACTAACCGCTTCCGCGAGCGAATCAATTCATTTGAGCAGGCCCGTAGTAGCTAAGATTTCAGTCCCTTTTGTCCTTCGTGCGTAACTCTTGTGAATACCTCGGGGCAGGTCTTATTGACCTGCCTCGGGGAACTTAACCTACTAGAAGGGAACCATAATGTCTATGTTTTTTCCAGACCACGACCACAATGACGACACGCCAGATTTTGAAAACCTGTCTCCTGTTGAAAAGCAAGAGTTCTATGACTATATTACGAAGCAAATGAATTTGATTATACAAAAAGCAGAAACACAAGGAGTGCTGTTTGATTTAATTACAAAATGGCCCCACGATAAGCAGGTAGCGTATGAGATGGCTACCGTAATTGAGAACCGCGTCCTAGAAGACGACGACGAACGCTAAGTTTCCTTAACAAATTGTTAGGGAATGTCATAGCAATATGACAAACGATTCCATTACCAAAGAAGGGGTAAAGATATGGATATCGCTGTATTCACAGAGTCGTACGAACCAATCATGGGGGCTAAGCGCCGTCAGGTTCTTATCACTCCACATGATGGAAATGTACGAATCTACTCACGTGATACTGACGGGACTAAGGGTCCTCACAACAAGTGGGAGGAAACTGACCTCGACACTATCACTGGACAGATAGGTACTGATGAAAAGCTAACACGTGAACCTGTTGCTGTATATGTTACATCAGCAGACGAACGTGCTATGACGGACAAAGGTTATTCCCCGGTCCTCGGCACCAAGGCGTGTCAAGCACATACTAAAGCAGGACTCAACACGGATACTACGCCATTTGTAGAACGCTTATGCGAAATCTACGAAGCGGTAAGTAACCATGATGATTCTCTTGAAAACCATGTGATTGACAATCGTCGTATGCCAGGCTTACCTGTTCCGCTAGCATCAGCACCAACACAAACAACGCCAGCACCTACCGCAACACCATTTGTAGAGCCTGTTGTTCAAGCAACAAGTACATCAAACGGCGCAGTAATAACCGCAGCGCTTGCTTCAGTGCCACGCATTGAACTAGCAAAACGTTATGTGCATCGTGATATCTGGTCCCGCCAGGACTTTGAAATCTTTGATTACTCTCGTGCTAAAAGCATCAACGTTCTTATCTACGGCCCTACCGGCCCAGGTAAAACTACATCTGTTGAAGCATGGGCTGCTGAACGCAATTTACCTATGGCAACAGTATCTGGTAACGCTTCAATGGAGCCAAGCCAAATGACTGGTAAATATGTATCTGATGGCAATGGTTCATTTGCATGGATCGATGGCCCAGTTACAGATGTTGTTCGTAATGGTGGTGTCTTATTACTCGACGAGGTTAACTTCATCAGTCCTAAGATCTACACTGTTCTATATTCATTGCTAGATGGTCGTCGTTCTATCACACTGTTGGATCACCATGGTGAAACTATTGAGGCTCATCCAGACCTCACTATCTTCGCTACTATGAATCCAGATTACATTGGTACAACGCCGCTCAACTTTGCATTCCGCAATCGTTTTGATATCCAGATTCCATGGGATTACGACGATAAGGTCGAGTCTAAACTAGTCTCCTCCAAGGCTTTGCTTGTAGTTGCTAAACAACTACGCGTTGAAGCTAACAAAGGTCAATACGAGACACCAATCTCAACCAACATGCTGCAAGAGTTCGTTAACTTTGTTGACCCTCTTGGCTACGAGTTCGCAGTGGAAAACTTCATTGCTCACTTTAGTTCTGACGAAGCAGCAAGCGTTCGATTGGTATTTCAGACACACGAACACAATATCAAGACAGACTTTGGTATTGAAATCCCAATAACTCTTGAGAAAGAGTCTGAAGGAAAATCTCCTGAAGAACTTCTTAAAGAGTGGGCAGGACAATACGGAGCAGTTAACGGATTGGTATAACTATGTACATTGAAGAACTAGAACAGCACTGGGGTGATGCCCGGACTGAAGATACACAGCAACGTTCTGTTCGACTCAATGCACTATGTCGTGTATACGAACAGGCTGACCGTGTACTCACGGGTGACCCAGTCACAGTCAATGTAGTGCCTAACGGCCCCGCACCAGCGTGGTCTGATGGTGCATCTATTTACATCAACCTTGATCAAATTGAGGAGATGGACTTAGAAACATTAACACAGGTTAACGGTCTCAATTACCATGAGCTAGCCCATCACCTGTATACGCCTCGCAAAGGCACAGAACTAATCAAGTGGGTCATTGATAAAAAATACTTCCAAGCCTTTAACATCTTGGAAGATCAACGTATCGAGACTCTCTTAGTTGGTAGATATCCATCTATTGCGCCATACCTAACAGCAACAGTTGCTCGTTGGTTAGGTGCATCAGAAGATGTCAATGGTAACTATGTCTGCATACGTGGCCGTCGTTACTTACCTGTTGAAATTAGACAAGCATTCCGTGACGAGTTTGCCTTCCCTGAACTAATACCAACAATAATTAGAATCGTAGATGAGTATCGATTGCTAGCGTTTCCACAAGGATACGCACGAGCACAAGAACTAATCGAAGAGTTCTATGATGAAGTATGCCTACCAATGGGCTTACTACCTGAGATGGATGGTGGCCCCAACAAGTGTGGTGGTCGTGATCCAGTATCAAAAGGCAGACCTGAACCTGGTAAGGCTCAGGAGAAAGACGCTCAACGAGCAGCAGGTATGGGTACTAAAGAATCTACTTATGTACCTAAACCTAAAACTAATGAGAGCCCATCTTCAGATAACAATGGACTATCTGATATGCCTACCAACACAAACCCAAACGATGACGGCAATGGATCTAATCCATCTACCACATCTGCGCCACGCTCTGTCCAAGAAGCATTGGACATACGAGAGCAAAATATAAATACATCCTCAATAACACCCGGAACAGGACATGCTCCTAGTCTTGGTGGTTTACCTGACAAAATCAATGACATGCTAAATACAGCAATTGATGAAGTGCTTGAACGTAAAGATGTACAAGCAGACGTCAAAACAAAACAGCGTGTAATTGTAGGTGGAGATGGTAAACACGAGGATATAACTAAGAAAGGTAAATTCAATGATACAAGCGTTCCCCAAGACGCAATAATCTCTTATCGCAAGTTTGCTAAAGAGTTACAGCGTTTACGCGATGATTCAGAACCTACGTGGCAAAGAGAAACCCCTACAGGTCGACTCAATGTACAACGTGTAATCAGAGGTTGCGAAATTGATCAATCCTTTGATAGGTGGGACGAAGGTGATGATGGCTGTGATATCGAAGCAGTTATCCTTGTCGACCGTTCAGGTTCTATGTCTAGTCAACAGAATGATAAAAAAGCATCTATCGCTTGCTGGACTATCAAACGTGCGCTAGAACATATACAAGCCCCAGTCACCGTCTATGCCTTTGATGATAAAGCAGAAGTTGCTTATACTCGTAATGAGCGTGCATCTAAAACTCAATACAAGTTCATCTATGGTAATGGTGGTACAGAACCGTACCCAACCTTGCTTGCTGCCGAACAGTTACTTATGGCTTCGCGTAAGAAGAATAAGATGCTGTTCATTGTTACCGATGGTGTGTTCAACACAAACAAAAACGACGAACTAATTGAACGCATTACCCGTCGCGGTATCTTGACATCTATGATTCTTATCATGGAGGATAAAGAATGGAAATACTATGTAGAAGACCATAACCAACTCACTCAAGAGCAGTTACGGCACAAAGCAGAAGTATTTGCCCGTATCAATACTGCCAAAGACTTACTCCCATTTGCTAAACAAGTGGTAGTCAGTGCCATCAAAAAACGCTCGAGAATGAGATAGGAGGTAAACATGTACGTTGTATTTGACAATATGACTGAAACAATAATTGGACCATTTAATGATTATGAAGATGCACAGATGTTCGTTCTACATGCATCAGGCATAACTATTAATGATTATGTTTCAGACTTAACTATTGAACCTGTCTCTGAACCTCAGGAATGGGCTTTGGATAATGGATTAGAATCAGAACTAGGAGTTCTATCATGAACAATAAAGAAATGGCTGAACAAGATAAAGAAACATATGCGCAATACGAAGCTGCTACCCGTCAACTGTTAATCAAACACAAAGCGGAAGACCTATTACCAATGCTAGGACTAGAGGAACAAACAAATGAGTGAACAACTCAAAGCACAACAAGAGTTCGTCAATCGTTCGGGTGAGTGCACATGCATTGTGTACCACCCAGTTGGCGAAGAATACCAACGAGTGTTCATGGAATGGACACGCACTGGCAAAAGTAGCATGGCTATGGCTGCCCAATTGTTTAGTGAATGTGGCACCCGATGAGCATCACTATAACACGCAAAGAAGCCTGTGAACTAATACGTTCATACATTGGTAAACCAAATGGACCTAAAGGAGAAGACTTAAACAAGATTGTCTTTGCTGTAAACAATGACTATCAAGTACGGGACTTTATGCTAGGTCTGCCTGAATACTATGATGTACAAGAAATTGTTAACTTCTTGTGCCACATGTCCAACAAAGCGCCTTGCGGTGAAGATGCACCATTTATCACTGTCAACGCAGCGCTTGCCTACGAACACGACCAACTAGAAGACTTCTTTAGTCAGGTTGGGTACGTGGCAACACATAGGCCTGAGTACTCTCTAAATCAAATGCTTATGCGATGTGCAAAGGCACACTTCCCCGGTGAGATGCTAGGTAAAATGCGCGGAGAGTTAGCCGCCATAGTAATGAAGTCGTGTTACACAGACACGCCAGATCAGATCATTACAAAACTAGAGAAGCCAGACAAACTCGACTCAACACAAACAACCGATGTCTAAGTACTTAGTTAGATGCAAAGCATCTGTGTACTTTGATATTGAAATGGAAGCACAAGAAAAATGGGACGCCGAATCTGAAGGTCTTGATGCTTTCGGCAACCTATTAGACAACGCACCCTTGCCATCTCCTCTTGAATGGGATAGCGTAGAAGTGTGGGAAGTAGAACCCATCTAACGAGTAGAAGGGAAAACATGAAGCCGTATCACATACGTCTTACATTTGACGTCAACATTGCTCCATGGCGTATTGACGATCCAAATGACGTTAACAATCACGAATGGTCATTGTCAGTTTATGACAGAAACTTAGGCGAGTGGATTCCACTTAGTAGTTGTACTCGCCCTGGGGAGTCTCATAGAATTGCCAAGATCGAGGTGCTAAATGATGAAACCCCCAGTAGCACTCCGGGGGTCTCAACTGAAGGCGTGAACTCCTAGTTTTAGGACTTTACGTGTACAGTCTACAGTACAAAAGAAAGGAGAACGACATGCATAACATGGAGTTTGCTAATGGAACTGTCAATAATAAGCATGTTCGTAAGTTAATAGCCGCCCTAGAAGGAGCAGGGTTGGAAGTAACTATAACAAAAGGCAAGCAACACATCCGTGTAGAGAATCCTGAAACCCATAAGGTAGTATTCTTTGGTGGCAACTCTCTCGGGGACTGGCGAGCCTCAAAAAATATACTGCGAGACCTAAAAATTGTAGGTTTCGATCAAGATATCAAACTAGGTTAGGAGTAGCACATGGCTAAAAAAATCAACAGTATGTTCAGTGCAAGTATCGTAAAAAACCGAACAAAAGGTGGTGCGTGGTTAACAACCATTAAACTAACTGATGAAGGTATAGATACACCATACGATTCATATCAAGCAGCATGGTCTAACGCATCAGCTGCAAAACGATGGATTAAAGAAGTACTACAAACAACTACCCCACGTAAATCTGTAAAGATGTTACCTGGCTCTGAGTTAGACGACAAACAAAAACCTGTCGTATTTGCTGGGGCGGTTACATTTAAGCGAGACGCGTAATGGATATGGAAACAGTACTTCCGTTTAAATCAATTAACGACATCGTTAAAGAAATCAAAGAAGGAGCAGAAGAATCTCTCTATGAGTTTACTTCTGCAACCTTTACCTCAGGAGAAGAAGCTGAACCACAATGTGGTTGCGGTGGTTGCACCTGTAAATAAGACATAAAGCAAATGGCCCCTCGTCTCACGACGGGGGGCCAAATGTTTGTGTTGGCGTTTTTAGGAGTCGATTTCGTCGTCTAGAATTAAGTCTTCTAGGTCTTCAATATCTTCCTCTTCAAGGTCATCAACGATGTCTTCAAATTCATCTTCGAAGTCTTCGTCAAAAAGGTCTGGATTTAGATCTTCCATTGCGGCTCTCCCAGTACTAGTAGGTATGAAAATCGTACACTATTATTTAATATCTTTAAGCAGTTTAATTTCACAACCATCTGTGGTGCAATACGCCTCGCCAACCGCATCCGCCGCCATACCTGCGTATACACCGGCAAAGTCAATTGGGAACAACTTCATGCGAGCCTCTTCGTACTCACTCTCAGTGATCTGAGTGTAAGGCATCTGTGGATATACAGTGTTACCCATAGGCAAGAACGAAACAGTCTTGAGCTGACCGTCATGCATGTGAAGGATTGAAGCAATGGAGTCCGCTTCTTTCTCAGGGTCAAAGGTTACAGTTACAGATACAGAGTTGTCTGACCAGTAGCGCTGTGTTACAACGGCAAGTGCTACCTTCTCGTGTACAGACACATCCTTTTCAGCACGCTTGGCATCGGTTTGGATAGGGAAGAACACAACAGAAGTTGTATCCGGTGATTCAGATGCTGGCTCTACCCGATAGTTTGCCATTATGAACAATGGGAGCATTGGGTCAGAGTTACCAAAGCGAATAGCTCTATTAAAGAACTTACCTCCAGATGCCCAGTGAACTCCTGGAGACTCACCGGCAAGAATAGATACGGTGCCGGACGGCTTTACGGTAGTCATCTTGATTGATTGACGAATACCTAACCACTCAGAGTATGACTCGTCATAAGCTTTGACAGTTGCATAGCCTTCGTTCAGCCAGTCACGTAGGACAGTCCAACCGTTATTATCAGCAAAGTTAGCAATACCAGAAACCGATGTTCCAATACGACGGTTGCGCTGCATGATTGCATTGGTCTCCTCCCAGTGAGTAGGGAGAAGTGTCACAGTTTTGGCATACAGGTAAGCAAACTTCAAAGTCCTCTTAAAATCATCGAGTGAATCGTGCCTATTTAGGTAGGTTTCTACCAATGTACACATCTCAAAGGACTCAAGACTTTGCTCAGCGCATGGGTTGTACCCAGCAACACGCCAATCTTTATTGTTAGGTGGATCAATAAGCCGGCCGTACTTGCGTGAAACGTCCATCCAAACAACGCCTGGTTCTCCATTCAAAACAATGCCATCAATGATCTTAGAGAAATCAGAGCCTACCTTTGCTTCTACAGAGTTGTTAGACATCCAGGCCCAACCCGGATTCTTCGGATCATAAGAATTACGCTCAGGGTATACCTCTGCATTTTTTAGGTTGAGGAAGTCTTGGTCGTCAATTCTGCCAATTAATAGTTCTGCTGAACGACGTACGTTGCCACTCACAACACAAACCCCGATTAGGTTACCTATATCGGCAATATCCTTACGAGTTAACTTCTCTCCTGCACGTCCGTCAAAGATATGGCGGATGTAGTTGTGTAGTCGTTCTA